CTGGTCTTCCCAAGCTGTTCCTACAAATGTTTTACTGTTCTCCATTTAAATTAAGTGTTATTTTAATTGATTTCTCTGTTATGTTTTGGTCGATTGTTTCTTTTGGTTTTCCTTGACTGCGATTAAGCAATAGGTCAAGGTTAAATAATGAGTTCTTATCGTGTGATTTTAAAAGCGTTCCTGCAATGATTCTTTCAAGGATAGTGTATTCTTCGCTCTTATCTATTTTCTCTAACTCTTTCCGTGACATTGTAAGCATTGCATTAATGGTGTCTTCTACTTGTGATTTGTTGTATCCTATCTCCTTTAATTGGGTGATTAATTTTTTCGGTCTGCCTTGAATATTACGCCTTTCATCTTCACCTTTTTTGAATGGTTTTAGATTATCTAATACTTTTGGGTTATTTGCCATATCATTACAGAATTATTGCAGATTCATTTTCTCATTGTGTTTATCTATCCACTCTTGTCTAAATTGTTTTTTATCTCCTTTTTCGATATGACATTTCCGACAACAAGCGACTAAATTTTCAATTACATCTTTTGATTTACTTCCTCCCATACCTCTTGCAAATATGTGGTTAATATCCACTGCCTTTTGTCCGCATAGTTCGCAAGGAATAAAATCTGTTGTGTCATATCCAAAGTAGTCTAAATATACTTTAACATGTTTCTTCATTTGCTAAACAACATTGACCAGGGCGTTGGTAGGATTAAATCTCTCTCATATCTAAATCCGCACGTTTGAAATAAATCAATCCATTGGTGCTTATTCTTTATGTTGATATGACCCCATTCTTTGTCTAATCTACTTTCGTATGGTGTTGAACTAAAATGGAAGTAATTACATTGTAAGTCCTTTAGAAAAGGTACTAATTTGGTATCTGGTATGTGTTCAAATACTTCTATTGACGCTACTAAATCCCCTTTTATTTTCTCTTGGGTAAAATCGCAGTTGTACGCTATTGTGTTTAAAACTCTATCAATGTAGTATTCGTAGTGGAATTTGTTTTGGTCGTAGTATCTCACGCTTATACCTTTATCTCGCATTGCTAACGAATAGCCACCCATTCCACCGCCTAAGTCAACAAATTGTTCGGGGTGACATATTGGGGTTATATAGTCAGCGGTTGCCTTAAATAAGTTTAAATAGCCGATATCGTCTAAATGGATGTTCCATTCAAACTCTTTGTTGAAACACTTTTCATCGTCCCAAGTTCCACCGAAACTATTCATTTTCTTTTACGCTTAGGCTTGTGTTCATCATCCGCTAATTGTGCCAACTCTATCTCGTTAAATGCGGTTTGTATTTCCGATTCAATCGCAGCGGCTTTTTCTTCCTTTTCGATTTCGTCTAATCGTTGTTGGCTAAATATCAAAAGCGACAAAAACGCATCAGCAAAACAAGAACTACAACTTGGCAAATTACGCCCGTAAATTTCTTTATAAGCGTTGTTTAGTTTAGCCTGTTCCTCTGGTGTTAGGTTCAATACTTGCGACCTTTTGAAATCATCGTACTTAGGTGCTAATGAGCGTATGAATAATAGTTGTTCTTTCATATCTTAGGGTCTATTAGTGCTACAATTACAGAGGATATAGATGCGTAAAGTATTCCAACCCATCCGTAGGTAAATAGGAAAACCGATAAGCCTATCCACCAAGACATACAGAAAGCACAATCAATTGGTTTCATAGATTGCCAATGGTACGGATTGTTTCCGTAGATAAACCGCTTTAAATAGTCGGCAGGTTTACCGAAGTTCACAAGGATAATCGCAAAACACGCTACCCCTATAATTTCAAGAATTGTATTCATCTCTTATTTGTTGTTTTACTTTTTTTATTACTCTAAGTATTTCGTTGATACTGATTTTTGTTTGTCTATGTATGGCACGAGCCGAATTTCCTTCCATCCATATCTCGAAGATTTTACGTTCATACCAATGTAACTTCGGCAAGGTTCGCTCAATGGCGTTGTACTTAATCTCCTGAGCCTCTTTGTAAGGTATGGATTCTTCATCTGAAAACCTATCCTCCACTTCATCGCTCTCTTGAATTCGATGTTTTGCAAACGGACTGCATTTCCCGTGTATTGCGTTGTACAACAAGCGTACAACATAGAAGCGTATATAACCACCCTCATAAATTTCCTCTATTTGTTTATTAGGTTTTTCCATTATCGCAAGAAAAGCATACTGGTACAACTCCTCAGCCGTGTCCTTGTTAGGTGCTATCTTGTAACACGCCTCCAAGAACCACGACTCAGTTGTTAACCATTGTATAATCTCGTTGCGTTTGATATTCAAAGTTAAAACTTTTTTTCAATTTTACAACTATAACCTAATTTTTTATATTTTTTCTCATAATATTCCACTTCGGACTCGTTGTACAGAATGATTATTGACGTGTACAAGCCCTTTGTCACTATTAAATCCCAATACCTCAATGAGGGTGGCGTAGTTTCTTTGGAGGATTTTGTCATATTCTAAATAGTATTCGATTTGTTTACAAGCATTTAAAACTGTGCTATGGTCTTTTACAAGTATTCTACCTATCTGCGTTGTCTTATATCCGTAGTGAAAGCGCATAATGTAGCAGAATAAATGTCGTGGGATGGTAAAATCTGCTTTACGAGATGTTCCCAATACTTCTGATGGGGATGTTTCATAAACTTGGCAGATTTCTCTAAGTACTAATTCCCAATCTTCGCAGTTTTTAACATACTTGATTTTTGGATTTAGCAACTCGTGTCTAAGTTGTTTTAGTTTTTCCTCATACTGGCGTTGCATTGTTTCATGTTTCAATAGCAATGACTGATAACGCTTTTTTAAATCGTGGTGTTGTTGGTATATTGTTTCCATTATCGTTGTTCTTGATATAAAGTTCTTGCCGGTGTAAACGTTGTTTTAATCATTCCTACTTCTCCGTGTCTATTCTTCGCGATAATTAGTTCTGCCTCTTCTATTTCAATTTCTGCTCTATCGTAGTAATTCGGACGGAATGGAAAAAGAATAATATCCGCGTCTTGTTCAATACTTCCGCTCTCTCGTATGTCAGATAGCAATGGCCGCTTATCTGCCCTCTCCTCGCATTTACGCGATAATTGAGCCAATGCGATAACAGTTATCTCTAATTCCTTCGCCAATACTTTTAAGTTTCTTGATATGTCACTTATCTCTTGTTCTCTATTTTGCTTGTTTCCTTTAATCAATTGTAAATAGTCGATAACCAATATATTTAATCCGTGCTTTGCCTTATGGATTTTAACTTTAGATTTTATGGTTTGAATATCAACAATCGCCTCATCGTCTATATGAAACATTACTTCATCTGTTACAATCTTATTTGCAAGGTAGGAAATTTCCGATTGATTTAAATTACCGCTTCTAAGTTTGTATTGTGGTATCTCTGCAAGTAATGACATATAGCGTTTAGCAATCTGCTCTTTGCTCATTTCCAAAGACAAGAACAAACACTTCGCTCCAAGTTCAGCAGCGTTCCGAACAAATGAAAGTGCGATTGCAGTTTTACCTGAACCGGGGCGTCCTGCTATAATTACCATGTCCGATTTATTCCAACCACCTATAACTGAATCTAACTTGTGCCATCCGGTAGGCAATCCGCTTAAACTTTGTCCTCGTTCTATTGCGTAGGTTATTTGATCGAATACTTGACCAGTAACTTTCTGCATTTGTACACTTTCTTTTGCATGTACTATTTTGCTTTCTTCTACATACCGCTCTAAATCGTTTGTAATAGCGTTTAAATCGCGTTGTAAGTCAAGATTGGATAGTTTGTCTATCAACTCCTTTTTCATTGCCTTATATTGCAATTCTTTGATGTTGTGTTCTATCTCTCCATTACCCATTACTTTATTCATTAACAAGCTTACTTCGTAGGCATGTTCTTTTCCTATGTGATTAACGATTTCGTATAAACCAAATTTGCTATTTGACAAGTACAATTCTTGCATTGCCATCACAACTTTTTGGTGTACTACTTCTGTAAACCAATTGGCTTTTAATCTTGGTAAATAAACTAAGTTCTTATCCCAAAATAAAAGATTAGATATTATGTGCGATTCTAAATTCATTTTAAAATTGTTTATAGTTTAAAACTGGTTGTTGTTGTGGTTGGTTTTTCTTCCAAGTTATAACGGCTGCTTTCCAATTCTTCATTGGGTTGCGTCCTACTTTCCATCCATTGGCTTCGTAGTAGTTGTAGAAACGAGTTGATTCATCTTGCATACCTTGTTCTATCATGTAAGCCCTAATGTCGTTTTCTGTTGGCTTAATAAACTTCTTTACATTATCATTAACACTATCACTTACACTTACACTATCAGCTTTTTTGGGTTTTTCTAAAAAGGCTTGGGTTTTTTGGGTTTCGTTGGCTTTTGATGGTCTACCACCTTTTTTACCATTAAGTGATTGTTTTACAATATAATCATTCCACCTTTGCAAATCTCTTTTTAAAGATTGCTTGATTGGTTCAAATGCAATATTAATAATCAAATCCTCGGTGATAGGATTCTCATCGTTCACATAAGCGAATATATGCTTAATTAATTTACCTGCCATTTCATCTGGCAATTGGTTAAATACTCCACTTTGGTCTGTGTAAAGTATAAATGATTTTTTATTTTCTGCCATAAAAAAAGCCCATCAGATTTGCGGTAGTAAGAGTACACGCAAACCCAACGGGCAAATATCTTTTTAACTTTAGGATTCTCTTACAATCCAGTTAACGATTCAAATATAGGTATTTATTTCTTATTTTCCAACTTAATAAATCCTATTTCTTCATTGCTATTAGCACGATTGATAAACTGAATTTCAACCTTTGCAGTATTTACAATGACCTGTGCAACTTCGCTAATAGCCTTAGCGGTGTTTACATCTATTTCTTTTTCCTTGAGTAACTCTATCGTTTCAAATAGATGGTTGCGTAAATCCTCAATTTTGTTGCGTGGCATTATAGTAGTTTTAATTGTTTCTGATCATCCTGTTTTGTATGTTTTAATTTTTGCCTTGCTATTTTTCAAATGAGACGCACTATTTGCCCCACTATTTTTGATATCTGCGTCAATTCCATAAGGCGGGTCAACAATAGCCAATTCAAAATACTTGTCAGGATAACGAGCCATTAACTCCATATTATCTTCATTTGTTATTTGCATAGCGTTTCTCCCTTTCTTTAATGTTCTTTTTTAATCGTGACAATTGTTTGGTAATCTCTCGTAAATCATCAGGCAACTTGTTGTGTGGTATCATTCCTTTTTTAAAGCGTGTAGGCGTGTTAAAATCCATCAGTCCTTTAGTGCCTTTATTCCAAGATGGTACTCCCTTTTTGAACTGACCGGTATTTGCACGTTTACAAATGTTGCTGATTGTTTCCTTTGTTTTCTGTATGCCTAATTCGTAAGCCTTAGTCCGTATTGCTGTTAAATTTCTATTAAACACTGGTACTAAATCTTTGTTTATCGTTACGGGGTATAGTTGCTTTAATTTTTCTAAATCTTGCTTACTCCATCTCATAGTTGACCTCCAAAAGTATAAACTGCATAACCTTCTCTGTCATCTGTGGTTATAATACAATTATACTTATGCCTTAAATCGTGTATTCGTGCGGATAAACGATAGATGCCATAGCGATTCCAGGCTTCCATTGGATTGATAGTTAGATTCACTTTCAAGTGTTCTAATAACTTTTTATTTTGACTATCTGTTTTCATATGTTTTATTCCAAAATTCTTCTGCTAATAGACTATTCTGTTTCAACATAGATATTCTACCTTGTGTATATGATTCCAAAATAGCCTGTTTAAAGTGTTCTGTTTGTGTTGCTAATAGGTAGTGATACAATGCCTCCGCTTCGTGTTCTGTTTTAAATTCGCCTACTAAATCCCCATTCTTCCAAACTCGGAATACTTCTACTCCATTTACAATTGATTTGTGGTGGTAGATTATCATTTGTTACCTCCTTGTATTTTGTCTTTTAACCACATTGCACCAAATTGAAATGAAGCACTATCGAATGGTAGTTTTTTTATGTTGTCTTTTTTGCTTTGTGCTTCATTATATATATCTTCATCACTTGGGAGTTCGATGGGGGTGATATCCTCAAAGTTACCATAACCATTTAACATATCCTTTACTTGTTCTTCTGTGTATAGTTTCATTTGTTACCTCCTTGTATTTTATCTCTCATCCATTTTGCTCCATCACTCCAGCTTGGAACTGTATTGTAATGAGTATAAATAGTTTTACCTTTTTCACTAAATACCAATTTACCTTCTTCCCATATCTCCTCATCACTTGGTAGTTCGATGGGGGTTAGTTCATCTATTATTTCCTTTTTAGTATAGTCAAAATAAACTCCACCACATTCGTGCTCACATTCTTGTGCCAATTCAATTGCCTTGCGTACTTCAAATTCTGTGTATAGTTTCATGATAATAGTTTCCCTCTGTACATTCGTTTAGATTCTTTATAGATGTGGTTCATCACCTGATTATAATTCTTTATGGGTTTGTCTTTTTCAAACTCGTATGGCGTAGCTTCGGGCGTATCTACATATCTCTTGCGGCTAATCTTTGCCCATAACTTGCTCAATAAAAAAGCAACTGGGAGGCTCATAGGATATAGTATTAAAAATTCTATTGGCAACATAATCAATATTTTACTTATTAGCAATCTTTTTAGCCAAATCAATACCCAACCTAAATAATAGGGATGCGGAATAATAGTTGTATTGGTTATTTATATACACCACATACAATTCACCCGACCCAGCAAACCCCCATTCAGGATCGTTCTTTACCATTTTAATAAATTCATCCGTTGGTAGTAATTCCAACAACGCATGAGCTTCCTGCTCTGTGCATAATAGTTTAAGTGTTGTTTCCATGATTCAAAGATAGATATAACTTTCAAAAGTGCAAGAATAATTTTCACTATCCTTACACTTTTTTAGTAAACGGACAATTTCCTTAGTGAATGATACTATTTAACATCAATCCTGCGTGGTATAGTTTCTCTTCTACTTCCTCTCTGATATCTTCCAACTCAATAACGGAGGTAAATAGTTGGTGAGATTCGGGCATACGAGGGTCATAAGAAACAAAGATTCCGTATTCGGTCTGAGTGCAGAGCATCCCAAATTGCATTTGCCAGTAATATTCGGGGTGATTATCCTTTAAACTTTCAGCATCCGTAATTGTGGCGTTGCGTAGGTGTACCGCAGAATTGAACGGACACTTAATTTCAATAATAGAATCTTCACCTAATCCATCGGGAGAAAATCCGCTTATTTCGTTAAACTCTATGAACGTAAAAGTTTCACCACCATAGTATGTGTACTCTTTAAAATCCTGTGCTGCGAATGTATCAAAGGCTTGACGCTCGTAAGTTTTACCCCATTCTAAAGCACGTCCGAAGATTTCGGGTTGAATGCCTGTAAGGATAACCCCTGCCTTTTCGTAAACATAGGATTTAGCGGTTTCGCTGAGGTATTCCGATTTGTTACGAGGCTTACCCATTAGTTTATAAATCTCGCTGCCTGTAAAGCGTGATTGCCGTAATTGCAACCACGCTTCTTCTGTTAAATTTGTACTAATCATTATGGTGTTAAAAATTTATAAATAATATATGTCAATACAATAAGTGATAAAATACATATTGTTATTCCTGCTATTATTGGATATTCGGTAAGTACAAAACCAAAAGCGATTACTAAACTTGGTATAATCAACGCAACCAATAATCGAATAAATTTATTTTTAATTGTTCTCATTGTTACCTCCAAATGTTTCGTTGTAGTATTGTTCTGCTTTTTTATCTGCAACTTTATCGTGTTGCCCATCCCCTGCTTTCCACGCTTTAGTCATTTGTTCTTTTTCCATTTCTTTGGCTTGTTCAAATTCCTCAATCGTTATATGTCCACGATGAACAAACATTTTTTCATATAGCCACATTATGCTACTTTGTTTATTGTTGCTCATAATATTCTACCATTCATTTAACTGCCTTTAAAATCGTCAAGTGTTCGGGCTTGAGTTGATACTTCTTCAGTATATCCTCAATCGCTCCACCTCCTTTAATATGCTCAACGGCTTTCTCCCATTGAACCATCGCAGGATTTATGAATGGTTTCTCTTGTGGTTTATCTTGTGCCTTTACTTCTACCTTATTTCTCTGCATCGCTTTCTCTCCGTCATCATCCTCATCAATATTCAATCCAAGAATAGAACCAAGTGCATATCTACGAGCGTAGGTAATAGCAGAACCCATTGCTTGAGGGTCGTTAGTTTTCACCACTGGCATACAATAGGTAGCCTCTATCCACTCTCCGCTATCGTGCATTAGAATGGTTGTTAAGCAGTCTGCATCGGGTAATTGACAGAACGACAACCCTGCATCCGCTAATGGTTTTTGGATAACGTCTAATATGTTCGCCAATGACGCATACTTAGATTTAAAAAACGGATTGGTTGCTTCCTTTTTAACCTTTCCGATGTTGGCTTGGAACTTGCACAATGCCGCTGCAAGATTCGCAATTGACTCTGATTTATTCATAGTTGTAATGTTTTAATTTGCCTGAAATCCATCCAAGATAAATGTGACACATAAAAGCATCGTGATGGTCTTTTTGAAACTGCTCAAAGTCAAACCAATTTTCAAAGTCTATGCAATCCTCGAAAGGTATTGCGGTAGATTTGTAATATTGGTTAACTAATGAATCTTCTAATCCAACGAGATAGAACTCTACATCGGATTTACGGAAGTAATATTGTACGGAGTGATAGTCTAATACTATGTCATTCTCCAAAACTGCTACCCACTTCATTTTCCTTAATTAATTTGTAAGCCGTTGATAATACTGTTTTAGCGTTTTTTTGGTAGATATCTCCGTGAAAGTACCTACGAATGGTTGGTAAACTCAACCCTGTTCTGTGTTGGATGTCCTTATAAATGCCGTGATAACGCTTTTTAAGGATTTCTTCTCTGATTTGTTCTATTGTCATAGTGAAAGCAAAGGTAAACTAAAACTTTCAATTATGCAAATTTATTTTTTAATATCTATCGAGAAAATAATATCGCCTAACTTGGTTGCTAATTCGTTTGCAAGTTCTTGTTGTAGTGATTCCGTGAATGAATCCTCGATAAAGTGTTTGCCTTTATAACCACGTCTGTGGATTTTACGAGCGATTGCACGTGCCAATGTATCGTATGAAACTCCTTTGTTTGGTTTGATACCTTTAAATGACATCCACTCTTTGATAGATTGCCATAGATATGGAGTACCCTCTTTGTGACCGCTTTTAGTTGGTTTACGTCCGAACTCTACTTGTTCCCAATAGTCCTCCATTAAGAACGTAATCAATAACGAAGTAGGAGTTTGTGTTATCTCACCTGGTTGTATAGACTGTTTTAATGATGATGAAGCGTTGGCGTTCTTATTGTCCAACTCCTTACGCATCAGATTTACCGCTTTATTTGACCAATCAGCGATTATCTGTTGTAATAGGGATGATTCTTCCGTGAAGAGTGTTTTATCCTCTCCTAAGCGATTTATTAACTCATCTATGTTGATAGTCTTAGCCAATGAGATTAAAGTGTATTAGTTCACCACTTGTAAAATATTTTATTACCTCTTTCCAATAACCATCGGGTACAACTTGACAACCTGCACTCCATCGGTCAACTAAACTTCCTGCACCTGCTCTATGGAAATTAATGCCAAATAGTCCGTGTTGGGTTTTAGTTTTATCGATTACTCCGTCCTTGTTGCCGTCTCGGTAAATATCTATCGCTTTAACTTGTTTGAAATAGGGCATACCTAACCAAAGAGATTTCCAATTTGATGAAGTAATAAATTGATGTGTCCACAAGTATTGTGCAGGTATTGCGATTGCCGTTCCGGTAACTCCTCCGTGTGTTATTGGGTTTTGTACATAGAATTTACCTGCGGTGGTTGAACATGGCACGATTGATACTACACGCTCGTTGACAATTACCAATAAAAAGTCATCAAATGTATTGGTGAGTTTATCGTCTGTACGAACAAATACTAAACTCTTCGGAGTCCATATCCAACGCTTAACAGAAAAATAGTTCTGCACCCACTGATTCGCAGCGTCTAAGGTCTTTTGACCGATTACTCCGTCAACTTTTAGATTAAAGCCCCGTTGGTTTAGAAATGTTTGAACGCTTTTCATAGAGTTCCATTGTTTTATTTAAATAGTAAGAGGCTTTAAGTAAATCAGTTTTACCGCCTTTCATATCGTACCTCCAAACGTACTTAATTACATTTCCAATTGTGTACGCTTCTTCTGGTGGTAGTCCTTTTACTGCGGTTAAGATTGCATCCATTGCCTCAATTTCGCCTTTGTTGTAGTGGCTTGGTTTGTTTACGATATCCATTCTGCTACAAATCTATTAATATCCATCGTAATTAGTAGCATTTGACCGCCTTTAAAAAGAACATTAGTATAGTCATAGTTGGCAATTGCTCCCGAAACATCGTCTAAATTGATATATCCATCCTCTAAGACTTCGACAATATCCGCACCTAAGCCAACTTCCTTGTAAATCGAATCTTGTTGCTCTTGGTGTACGATTTCAACTTTTAAGATTCTCATTAGTAGATTTCTCCGTTTAATATTTTAAAATTCTTAACGATGAAGTTACCATCTTGTTTAACGTCAACCGCTGCAAAACCTAAATTCCACTTGGTATAAGCGTATGGTCTGTAATCTGGCGATAATGTGCATAAACATCCCATTGACCAAACACCCGTTGCCTCACCATTAATATTGTTTTCTGAGTGGTGACTTGTTGTGTGGTTGTGTCCAAAGATTGTTGACGATTTAGCCTTTAAAAACATACCACGTGCAGGGTTAACGGGTGAGAATACACTCTCTCCCATTTCGTGTCCGTGCAATACGTTCAATTTGCCTAACTTAATTATTTCACGATTAACCAAGTTGATTTTAAACTCGCTCAATCCTAATAGGTTTTCAAACTTCAAATTGTCAACATCGCTAAACTCTTTAGCATTACGCAATAAGTAGTTTCTAACTCTTTCCTCGTGGTTACCTAACTTGTAATATATCGGTATAATGGGGAATAGTTCACGCAAGTAGGCGAAAAATGTCTTAGTCATTTCAATCTCCTCTCTTAGCGACGGCATACCTACCTCTTTGATAAACGATGAAACTGGATAGCAGTCCATAATATCTCCGTTTAGAATGATACAATCTACATCGTTGTTTAATCCCCATTCTAACGCAGTAGATAAAGCCTCCATATCGTGGTAGGGAATGTGGATGTCGGATAGGATTAGATAGCGTCCCTCGTTTAAATGGACGTTAACCATTTCTTTATTATGGGAGAATACCTTTAATTTTTCTAAGCCTTCTTTAATGGTAGATTTTTTAGTCACGAACGTATGGTCTGCTAAATGACCTAATCTCCTCTCACCAATTGCCCCCTTGTAATACCGAATTTTCTCCCTGACTTGTTCGATAGATTTAAATTGTGGGTTTTCTTCTAAGATTAATTTCGCTAATGTGCGATTTGGAGCGTCGGGATACTTCTCCAAGTAGGATTTGATTATGTGTTTCATAAAAATATTGCCATAAGAGTAACCAATATTGCCCACATTCCTACTCCTTTTATGACATCTCTTTGCAATAAAATAGTATTATTACGATTTTGAATTTCAACGGATAACGAATCTGTCTTTATTTCAAGACGTTCAATCACTGAATCTTGGTAGTTAATTATTATTGAATCAGCCTTAACCAATTTGTTTAGTCGGATTACATCTCTACGAGCATTAGCACCCTTTACTAAGTACTTATTGGCGTTCGATACTATCGAGGTGTCGATGCAAATTAATTGCCCGTTTAAGACCGATGGAATCACGAGTAAAAGTATCAATATATAACGTGTCATATTTTAAGAGCGTTAGACGGACTTTCTTCCACTTAGTGATACTATCAGTCCACTTTATTATTTGAGTGTCTGTAGTGTGCTTATAATGCGTTTTTTTAATAAAACAATTATACAGGCACAACGCAAGTATTAGCCAAATAAGGAACTTGTATAGAGAAGTTGATTGCATATCCTGCTAAAATGTCCGTTCTTGAATCGTAAAAAGGGGAGGCGTTCTGATTTACTACCAATTGCCAAACTTCGTCTTGGTACTCAGAATCCAACAATGCAAAAATATCGCCCATAATTTGAGCGGTGTCAGATAGTACCTCTATTACGTTAGATTCAGATTCAAATACTCTATCCATAACCAACAGAGCAAAGTTGTAAGTTTGTAACTTGTTCGCTAAATCTAAAGTAAATCCATCGGGGTAAAGCCAAACAAGCGGATAGTATTCTATATTCTCAACCGTTAGGTTTGATTGTTGACCCACTCCGAATTTGCCCACCATCTTGTGACTTTCGGCTTGAGTTTGAATTTTTGCGATTATTTGGTTTAGCGTCATTTAAAAACTTGATTAATTTGGCTTCGTTGTTTTTCTGCCATTTATTATTGCGGATAGTCATAGTTCCAATAGCAATCATCCATATCGTCCCCCAAGTAAAAACCACCATAAAAAGATGTGTTTTTAGGTCGAATTGTATCAAATCCGCTTCCAGGATTGAGGAACAATGGATAAGTATTTGTGTTTTCACGGAGGTAATCTCTTAGTCTATTAGCGTAATATTCGGCTTTATCACGGAATCTTTTTTCAATCATTGTAAGTTCGTCAATACTCACCGCTCTTGCGTTCTCTGCCTCCCTTGCTGCTACGCTCTTATTCATCATTTTAAATGTCATAGGGAGCATAGATTCAGTGATGGTGTAATACTTCAAACAAGGTGCAATATACGAATCTAAAAGCGTTGTATTATTAGCCGTTAAAGTTCCTGCAAATGCTTGAGTCTGTAGTTCATCGTACAACCCAGAACCAATAATATCACGGATGTAAATCTCTTGAGCCTCTTTAATCGCACTTTTTAATAGTTTATCGTCAACATTCTCGTTGATTGCGGAGTTGTCCTTTAGATAGGAGGTACTTATAAAATATACGAAGTTGCTCATTTCTTTCTAATCATTACCTTTTGTTGCCAGATATGCCTACATTGTGGAGTTGTTATTCCTGTATCGGGGTTAGTGTACCATTTACCACGACGTTTCCAAACATCGTAACCAAGTTCTGCGGTCATTTGGTTGATGTCCTCACGGCTAAATACTTTGTTTGATTCTACGATTTTACGGCAAAAATCCCTTGATGTTGGTATTAATAAACCACCCTCAATACCGGGTGCTTTTTCGTACTGATATCTAACCACTAATTCTGTTTCTAAGCCTTTAATCAAATCTCTACCTTTAGAGGTCACTTTATATCCGTTGACTTCGGGAGCGATTCTATCCGATTTAATCAACTCGGTTAACGCATCCATTACGTTCTGTGCAGGTTGTTTAGTTAGGTTGACCAAATCACCTGTTTGTAGTCCTGGATTTTCTGCAAGAATATTCAACAACGCTTTGTTAAGAGCATCGCCAAACTCAAACTTCACCTCTTCGTATAAGTCCGCTGATTCTCCGTATTTAGCGAATACTTGTAAATCTCTTTCGTCATCCCAACCGAATGGATTTTGTTTGCTAAAAGCCGCAGGAGTAGCCGATTCGATAGCATCCCCATTTGGAATTGGTGGTAAACCTGCCAATTGACGTTTCTCGTTGATTGTCATATTTGACAACACATTGTTTGCAACCAATGGACTCAATGAATTGATAGCATCGTTTAGAGATGACTGAACTTTCACGGTGGACAATTGAGGTAATCCCATTTCTTGACGTGCTTCCTCGTTGGTTATAATTCCCTTTGCAAACAATTCGCTATAATCTAAACCTAATGGTGGTTTGTTCTCAGTTCGTAGTTGTACAGGTGCAATATACTCAAACAAGTAAGTCAACGCATCGTCTAACTTTTTTTGACGTGGTTCAACGTATGCAGATTGAAACATCTCATATGCTTCGATTAGTTCGCTTCTACCGCCTAATTGACCCTCTACACGCACTCCAAAGAGCATTGGGGAGTTTACCTTGTGCGAAACAAAAATCTCTTGTTGTACGGTCTTATTTAAGATGTCAAATTGCTTGTCAAAATCGCTTGGTTGTAGGTTGTTGATTATGCTTTCCTTTTCGTTAGGGTCATTGTACTGAATAATCAAGCCTCCTGCATTGTCTGTACCCGTGTAGTTTTTCTTTAATGCTCTTTCGGTCTTACGAGCCTCCTCAGGTGTTGGATAACCCTTGAACATTTGAATTAAGGTCTGAGCAGAAAATCCGTTTTTGATGGAATTTAAATGCCAATTAGAAACCTCCGTGTCGATTTCAATGTATTTTAATCCACCTACATAATCGGGTAAAGGATAAATTCCTTGTCCTGCTCTGTATAGTTGGCAATAGTACAACTGCTTTGATTCACGAGTAATAGGGTTAAATGGGTTGTATTCGATTATCTCGCATTTTCTATCAGACCAATCCTCGCAGAACGCAAACTTATCGGCTAAGGTTTTACGGATTTTTTGGAATGGTAAGTGATAAATCTCGGATATTTTCTGTTTGTCACGTGACCAAATAACCTCCAATGCAAACCCATTAAACAACTCTAAGTCATCCGCTACTTTGGCTTTGAGTTCGTCTAAACTTTCGTATGCGTTGATTGCCTCGACTTTCTGTTGAGCCTTTGCAATGATTGCGGTATCTTGTCCTTTGATTGAAGTACCTACACCTGCTAAATACGATGCCTTTGCGCTTACAATCGCATTGTGCTTAGGGGATTTATTGTACATTTCGATTAAGAACTCAGGGTATAAGTTGTCATCTCCAAATGTATATATACCCTTTGCTTTGTTCTCTTTAAAAGCAGGTAGTTTGTTGTCGTGAAAATTAATCCGATGAAACATCACTTATAAATAGTATTTATTCGATAGTGAAAAAGTTTGATAGGAATTTACCTAATCCACCAACGACTGCACAACCTATCATCACGGAGGGTTCAGACATATTAAATCCTGCAACCATTATAGATGCAGCGGCTAAACTATCGCCAAAAATGCGAATTCTTTTAGGTGTTGGCGAAAAATAGGGTTTGAACTTCACCCTTGACCTCGATTTGGTTTCCACGATTTATGTTTATTAATGTGTTTGGTATGTCTGCCTAACTTGCGTTTTGGCTTTTTACGAAATAGTGTTATTGATGTTTTAACCTTTGCCATATCTTCACTATATAATAAATTGAGGCAAGTAAACCCGAAACAATTGCAACTATTCCTGCACTTGCGGAAATTATGGGTTGTATTTCTGTAGCGAAATGAGCAACTGCACTAACACCACTAACGGCTGCTAAACTATCGGCTGCGGAATCGTTAAACTTGTTCATCGGTTGGGTTAAAATCGTTAAATCGTTCTAAATATAAATCTTCCATTCCTAAAAATGTATGTAATCCACAAGGTTCAGGAAATACCTCGTAAATCAATAAATCTTCGTTGGGTTCGCCATCAAACAAAATATCAACGGCAAATAATGTATTAATCACGCCTAATTCAACAATATGACAGTTTTCTAATGTGGGTTTGATTTCTTCCCACTTGTCTTGCGGTAATTCAAATTTTGCAAATATCATATTGTTATGTTGTTAAGGCTGTGCAATCTGCATCACTTAAAGGCGTTGGGTATAGTGCCATTGTTTTAATCCATCTTGGTATTCCCGCCCCAGTTCCGTTTAAAAATTCCATTATTGTAGTTGTAAATGCAGTTGCACTAACTTGTTTAACTCCATTCACAAACACATCAGCACTCGTTCCATTCCATTTGATAGCAATTTTAATAGTGTCGGTTGTTGTAGTGAATAAATTAGTAGTTGCACTTGCAATTATTTTTTGAATTACTTGTCTACCCGTTCCAGTATTCACAATCAAAAATCCATTGGCAATTGTTGAACTTGAATCGCCAATTCCTATACCTTGTGCTGCGGCATCTCTTGTATATGCAATGTTGTTGAGCATTTCAATAAATAAAGTTCCACCACTTGCAGAAATTAACGCATTGGTGTAGATATTGTTTCGGCTAAATGTATCTACCAATCGTGTTGCTGCGGCATTGGTTGTATTGATATATGTAGTTACAAATTGCCCAAATTCAAATTGTGGTGCTGCGATGCGAATGGTGAAATCGTAGGTGTTGCCGTTAACCAATGAAATGTATATACCAGGGTTAGCCCTTGCAACGGTTGCCCCCCCTGGTAATGTCATTACTCTATCATAACGAGTTAATGTAGTTGATTGAGTGATGTTAGGGGTAGCAACAATAGAACTTACCGAAAATCCTGCTGAGGTGTTAGTA